AAGATTGGCTTTATAGAAGGTACGTTGTTCAAAAGAAAACAGTTACAGAAATAGGTAAAGAGTGCGGAGTCTCTGCTATGACTATACAGAGATACTTAGACCAGTTTGGATTAATTAAAAAAAGATGAGCGAATACCCTAATAAGTCTGGCGGATATCAGGCCTGGATAACAGACCTTCAACTAATTTCTACAGGTGCCCCATCAGGTAATAAGATTATTGTTGAGTGTCTTGAGATTGCAGAGATGCTAATTAATAAGAATATATCTTACGGTAATTCTGCATTAGACCCAATTCGTATATTTTCAAAGGCGGATTCAAAAGAACAGATCAGGGTTCGTATTGATGATAAGTTAAATAGAATTCAAAACGATCAAGCCTTCCCTGGAGACAATGATATTGATGACTTAATTGGATACCTAATATTGCTTAAAATAGCCAACAAGGTTGCAATTTCAGTCAACTAGAAGTATAATCATTATATGAATGAAATAGAGCCAGCAGTACATTTTGACCGCATGAACAAGGTGGTTGAAGAACTGCTTAAGGGCAATAGCCCAACACAAATAGCAAACTCCACTGGATTTAAAAGGGCAGAGGTTGTAGAGCTTATTGATGAATGGAAAGAAGTAGTCCATAACGATGTAAGCCTTAGGGGTAGAGCTAAAGAGGCTATATCAGGTGCAGATCAACACTACGCAATGCTTATTAAAGAAGCATGGAAAACCGTAGAAGATGCAGATACCCAAGGACAACTTAATGTAAAAGCGGGTGCATTAAAATTAATTGCAGATATTGAGACTAAAAGAATAACAATGTTGCAAGCAGTTGGTGTTTTAGAAAGCAACGAGATAGCATCTCAAATTGCAGAGACCGAAAGAAAGCAAGAAATTTTAGTTGGAATTTTAAAAGAAGTGACAGCTGGATGCCCAAAATGTAAACTAGATGTTGCTAAAAGGCTTTCTCAAATAACAGGAATTGTTGAGTCCGTAGTTATAGAGGATGCCGATGTCGTTTGAGTTTGGAGATCTCATCGATCTTCTTGACGGAGAAGAGTTTGATGAGAAGCCAGTACAGTTAGAAGAGTTTGTTACTAGCCCAAGGTACCTTGCATTGCCTCCATTATCAGAACTTCAATATTTATTAATTGAAAAAAGTTCACAAATATATAAAGAAACAACTCTTATAAAATTATTTGGAGAAGAACGTGGTAAAGAAATTGCTAAACAAACTGCTACTGAAGTTATAGCCCAACTAGGTAAGGGTTCTGGAAAAGATTATTGCTCTACTATTGCAGTTGCCTATATAGTGTATTTACTATTATGCTTAAAGGATCCAGCAACATATTATGGCAAGCCTCCTGGAGATGCAATAGATATTATTAATATTGCAATTAACTCTCAGCAGGCAAATAACGTTTTCTTCAAGGGATTTAAAACAAGAATCGATAAGTCTCCTTGGTTCGCAGGAAAGTATGAAGCCAAGGCTTCTGAAATGAAATTTGATAAAGCTATTACAGTGCACTCTGGTCACTCAGAACGTGAAGCATGGGAAGGATATAACGTTATTGTTGTTATCCTAGATGAGATATCAGGATTCGCAATTGAAAATACAACTGGCCACGATCAAGCAAAGACTGCTGATGCCATATACGACATGTACCGTGCATCTGTAGACTCACGATTCCCAGACTTTGGTAAAGTAATTCTTCTTTCTTTCCCACGATTTAAAAACGACCCGATACAAAAATTTTATGAGTCCGTAATTGCAGAAAAAGAAATAATAATTAGATCAGAAACTTTAAAGATGGATGAGGATTTACCAGACGGAACAGAAGGCAATGAAGTTACTGTTGAATGGGAAGAGGACCACATCAAATCTTACTTAATACCGAAGGTCTTTGCCTTAAAGAGACCAACCTGGGAAGTAAATCCTACAAGAAGCATTGAGGATTTTAAAACAGCCTTCTACAAAAATAGCATGGACGCACTAGGAAGATTTGCCTGCATGCCACCAGAAATGATTGATGCATTTTTTAAGTCCAGAGAAAAAGTTGAAAAAGCTTTTAACAATACTGGAATAGCAGTTGATAAATTTGGAAGACTTGAAGAGTGGTTTCAACCAGATCCAGAAAAAAAATATTTTATTCACGTTGACTTAGCACAAAAACATGACCACTGTGCAGTTGCAATGGCACATGTAAACAAGTGGGTTAACGTAAGGGTAACAGACAACTACTCACAGCTAGCGCCTATCGTAGAGGTTGATGCAGTAAGATATTGGACACCAACTGCAGACAAGTCTGTTGACTTTACTGAAGTAAAAGATTATATTTTATTGTTAAAAACACGAGGATTTAATATAAGCGTGTGTACTTTTGACAGATGGAATTCTCATGATATGATGCAACAACTAAAACAATATGGCATCAATACAGAAATTCTATCTGTCGCCAAAAAACATTATGACGATATGGCTATGGTTGTTCTAGAAGAAAGACTTTCTGGACCGCACATACCGTTGCTTATTGATGAATTATTACAGCTTAAAATAATGAGAGATAAGGTTGATCACCCAAGAAAGGGGTCAAAGGATTTAGCAGACGCAGTTTGCGGTTCTATATTTAATTCTATTAGTAGAACTAGGCCAGATAATAATTCTGAAATAAATATTCATACTTATGAATCAATGAGTTATGATAATGATTTTTCTAAAGATAGCACAGACGTTTCTGCTATGAATATGATTAGACCCCCAAGAATGCCAGATAGGTTGTCGGAAGCAATAGAAAATATGGAGATAATATGAGCGAGTACCAAGAAAAAGCAAAAGAGTGTAAGTGCTGCGGAAAGCATGTTCCTCTACCAACTGTAATGAAAGAGCTAAATGGCATCGTGCTTTGCCCGACCACATTTGCAAATGTAATGGAGTATAAAAGAATATGGTCTGTTATTGGAAAACGCCCATCTGGATCTATTAGAAAACATTTTTCTGAATACGTTCAGTCTATAGTAGAAGATGAAAACCAAATTGGAAATAAATAGACATTTATTTTTTAACGACCTTAGTAAAGAAAATTACGGATTCACACATACGCTTGGGAAATCGGGACACCCAAATGATTATATAAGTTATAAATTTAATTCTCTCGGATATAGGTGTAAAGAATTTAAAACAAATGAGGAAATGCTTATTGCTGGCTGCTCACAAACTTTTGGAATGGGAATAGAAAAAGAATACATATGGGGAAATTCTGTAGGCAGACACTTTAATTTAAACCCAGCTAACCTATCAGTTCCAGGATCTTCTACTTCATCAATAATAAATAACCTGTTTGCCTACTTTAAAAGATTTGGAAACCCTAAGGTCCTTATTTGCCTATTCCCAGAAATGACAAGGTTTCAAATACCAGTAAATCAAAAATATGTGTCTTCAGATCAAATTGATAGATCTTTAAAAAATAGCAATAGCCTTCCATCCCTAAGCTACCTTTATATAAAAAATTATTTAAATGACGACAGGCCCTCTTATCAAAAAGCTCCGTTTCGTTTGGAAGAGATATTGACAGAAGATGTTCCATTTTTTCACAACATGAAAAGCATAATGATGCTAGATCAATATTGCAATTCTAATAATATTAAATTTTATTGGTCTGTATGGGATACAAACCTAGACTATGAGCTAACAAAATTTGCAAAGAGCGGAGACGATCAATATTTAAACTACGTACCATTTGAAGGATTTAGATGGTCTGTTACACAAAATTTTGAGGAAGACCCATTTGGAGTAAAAGCAAATATAATAAAGTCTCAAAACTACCATAATGGATACGGGGTAGCTTGTAGTAATTGTATGAATAGCAACCCGTGTGAAGAAATTATATTATGCCATAAAGAATTAGAGCAGGAGTGTCCAAAAATTTTTGAAATTGGAAATGATAAAGTCCATTTAGGGGCGCACCAACACCAACATTTTGCAGAAATTATTATTGAAAGGATGTTGTTAGAT